TAAGCGAGCCAAAATCCCCTATTTTAGCATATCCCACAATTCTTGAACCCAGCCGGAAATATACCTTATTGCCGACCTTCAGTTTTTTCAGTTTTCTTTTAGACATCGTTACATAATTCTTTGTAGCAATAAGTTTACCGTCATTTTTATTAGGATTCTGCAATAATATTAAATATTCCGGTCGCTCAATACTGGTTACTATGTCCATACTGTTTTGCTTACCTCCGGCTCCGGCTTTCCCTTTAATATTCGCTTAAGATTAATATATTTAAAATGGTACTGCTCAATATGTTTCTTGCAGGGGATCGGCTCTTTATACCAGTAAGTTTCTTTATATCTGATCAGACATTTATTCTTATATACCCATAGTTTGTTGCTGTAATCTATCATCATTTCATCGTCAACGATATATGCTTTTAAAACTAATCCATAAGCGATAATATGCTCTTCCAATAAGAAATATATTTTTTCATGCAGCGGCAAAGCATTAGTTACACGCCCGACACTTACCTTGAATATCTTTGGTTTTTTATTCAGTACGGCATACTTCCAGCCCCAATCATCATGAGGAAAGTCCGGATAGTTATTGACTAAATTTTTTTCCTCGCCCTTTTGTATTTCAACTGCTATATTCATATCCGAACCCCTGCTTTAAACAATATTTTGTCATATCAAAGTATTTCCAACTCTGACAACCAATCTTCTTTTTATATACTATCGGCTTTTCAAACCAGTATTGAGGCAACACAGTCAAACACATTTTCCCGATAGACTGCCACAGTATGCCTTTAGTTTGCTGCATAGTATCTTCATCAATCTCTTCTATCGCCATTACTTTATATCGCCCCTGTATTCTCTCATCGCAACATACAAAAACATTGTTTCTTATTTTCAATCTTTTTGGCCGCTTCTTTAAAATAAAGTACTCATAGCCATCATCCTTATTGTTACTCTTCTCTTTTAAATAATTTATCCCGATACTATCTGTTGAAATCACAATATCCATTATATCCCCATCTCACATTTTATTCGAGTTTTTTTATCCATATATCTAAACCCTCTTTCTTTTATATCTCTTCCATAAAAGACAGGATGGATAAACCACCAGCAATCATACCATATTATCAGATATTCATTTATATATCGCCAAATCTGTCCACGGCAAACAGTCATCGCCTCCATATCAATTATATTATTAGTGTATATTTGCCCATACCCCATAATATGATTCCCGACTAAAAAATATATTTTCTCTTTCAATCCTGCTTTCGGATGCTTCTTCAAAACATGATAGAATCTACCTTCATAAGGCTTGTCCTGAGATAATCGCTTATAACCGCCGTTATCTACGCTTACAATAATATCCACCGATTATCCTTTCATTTCTACTTCTGCGGTTGTTGTTTTTATATTCCCTGTACCCGGCAATCCTATTCCACTCCCATTACAACAGCGGCACGGTTCATTTATGCCGGTCTGTTTATTGTGCTGAAAGCCTCTACCATCACAACATGGACATACAACCTGACAATAATGTTGAGTTCCCTCTATATTGTCTTTACCGGCACTTGTTCCTTCTTCCATTTTTACAATCACTCCTTTTCCTATAACATCTTTAGTAAACATCTTTCTTGAATATTGTCTTATATATTCGCAATCATCATGGCATGTTTTAGATTCACCTGAAGTATAACTGCCCCATCCAGACTCGCAATAATGACACGGATACACTCCCATTTCTATCGCACCAGCCGGATTAATCGGCTCCCGTCTTATATTCTCAGATTCCATTTTGCCCCCCTTAATTGTAATCCCATTCATCAGTTTTTCTAAATAACGGTATAACCCTCCCGCTTCTCATAGCACTTCTTTCTCTTGCCCTTCTGACCTTTTTCATCATAGTCTTAAATACTCGCCCCGGTTTATACCAAGCTTTTTTATCATCGTACTTATACCCCCGATTTTCATAATACATATCAGGGTCTTTCTTTCTGCGTGTTCTGCTCACAACATTTTCTCCCATTCCGCCTCGACCGGCTCTTCATACTGATCTTTAGCCTCATCATATACGGGAGCCAGACAATAAATAAAAGAATCGCCCTTATCCGGTGATCTCCCCAACCGCTTTTTATACTCTTCTTTTAACTCTACCTTCTGCCGGCCATCGCTATGCGTTTTATATTTCATCCCGCTGAGTTCTTCAATCAACTCTTCATCATTCGGAATTGAAATTACATTACCTTCTTTAAATTGTCGCTCAAATACAGCCCTTGCATGGAACCACATTTCGGCTCTGTAGTTATAATACTTTCTATTATCGCTCGCCGCTTTAGCACTCATCAATCCATAACAGGCATATCCCAATTCTGCTATTCTATCGAATACCCCGCTACCGATCCCATCAGCATCAATCTTAATTACCGCCCTCGGTACTGTATCATAAGGATTGATCCCCCGCTCTGCCATTCCAGTAGATATAATCCCCGCCGTTTCCATAGTATTTCTTTTTTCCCATACCATTTGCGGCAATACGGTCTTATCTTTCTTCTCAGTCAATACACTTCTATCATCGCCGAATCTCGCTACATCCTGCCCGAATGTCCATTCACCGTTTAGATCAATATCTACATCAGCATCGACTGCCGACATTATCCACGCTAAAGGAATAATATTATCACTGCCTTGCTCCCAGAAATCGCCGACGACCTTGCATATCCATAGTTCCGGCCGACTTGTAAACCACGCCCTTTCTCTGCCATCAATCCATTCATCATCAGCTATTTGTATTTCCTTTTTTAATATTGCAGGCCATTCGGCTTTAGTCTTTAGTTTGCCGTATTTTATCAGTTTTTTATTCAAATATTTTTTAAACTCAGGTCTGACCTTATCTGGATTAACAAAAGGCGAATCCCAGGCCGACATATTAATACACTCCCACTCACTTCTTTTAGCAGTATGGTGCTTCCTGAATGGCGCTTGCTGATCCGCTCCGTCTGTAGTAGATATCTCCAACATCTTAGCCATACCGCCCATGCTTCCATCAAGAGCATCATATACCCACTGAGCGATACCCTTTGCTTCATCCAGGACAAAAAGAATATGAGCACTATGCCAGCCCTCTATCCTAGTTGCGTTATCTGTGGCAAATCCGATCATATAACTTTCCGGATTGCACTTAACCTCTACTTGTAGGCAAACACCTCTAAGCTCATTGCCCATCCGCATATAGATTTCTCTGATTTCCTTCCATAAAAGCTTTTCTATCTGTCTATTGCCGGGAGCTGTAGTTACTACAATCGCATCTTCATAAAGATTAAGATAAGTAACCGCAATTGCTGCTGCCGTCTTGGTCTTACTTAACCCATGAGCCGCCCTTACAGTTGTCCGCTTATTATGCCAAACAGCATCAATTACCATCCGCATTCCAGACCATAACTTAATGCCAAGCTTGTCCTCTATGAAAAAAGCAGGATGTTCCAAATAAGCACACAAGAGATTCGCTTGTGCTTTGTCTTCATTAGAGATTTGTTCTTTAATTGTTTGACGCAATAATGTCTTTTGCGACATACCCCAACTCTTTGGCTTTTTTAGCCACCCTCAACATTTCATCAATCGGAGAATCCTCTTTGATCTTCATATTGATATCTTGCTTTATAGTTTCTTTTCTGCCATAGGTTGCAAAAGCTACTCTCTCAAGATACCATGCGGCTGCCTGCCATGTCTCTTCTGCTGCTTTATGAATAATTTTAACACATCTGGCAATTGCTATTTGCCGACCCTTTTTTACGGCGTTTGTAAAGTCCATTAATCTTTGTGCTTCCTGCATAGCTCTTTTAGTTTTATATTCTATTTTTCCAATCTTTGTTCTCTCAATTAATGCAGTACCCTTGTTTTTCCATTGATACCACGTGCTCTTAGGTATGCCCAAAGCCATAAACATCGTTTGATCCGGCAATCCCAATTCACTATGTTCAATTATGGTTTTTAACAACTCTTCAGTTAATGTTGTTTTCCGCCCGATCTTATAGGTTGTTTTCTTTTTCATTAAAATGCCCCTCTTAACTTTATTATAATAGGAACACCTAACATCTGCAATTGTATATAGTTTGCACCTTTTTCTATTCCGAATAGCCGAAATATATATCTATTTTCTACCAATCCGATTTTCAACACATTAATTGTAAAGCGCCCTTTACGAATAAACAAATCAAACAGACTAATCTTTAAGGATAGTTTCGACATAATCATCATCCTCCGGGTTGTCAAAATACATTTCTACTCTTGGCTTGCCATTCAAAGTATATGGTCTTAACTCTATTATTTTAGCCGGTATTGTATGAACTGCAAAGGTACTTTTTCTTACTGGCAAATAGAATCCCTTGGCTTTAAATTCTTCAAGCTGGCTTTTAGTAGCCGAACAGCGCTTTTCCCATATTTCCATATTCGGCTTAAAAAAAAATAAATCAAATCCTACTCTTAGCAAATATACACCCACAATTATCATCGGGCATGCAAATATTGAGTTTCTTTTTATTAAGCATAGATTGGTTATCTGATGCTCGCTGAGTTTTTGAAACGGGAATGCCTGATATCCCTTAAGCATTTTAGTTTCATAAAAATAACTAAAATTATCCAGAACAGCAAATCCATCGAATGGCCGTTTTAAATTAAACCGCTGGCCATCGGCTCCGGTAAACATCGGATCGGGGATTTTATCAGCGAATCCCCCAACCTTTTGAAAGTTCTGTTTAATTAAAGTATTCAGATTTGCTTCTTTCATCTTAACCTCCAAACGCAGTATTTAGATGATTGGTCAACTGTTCGATTGTTTGTATCAAACGCTCCTTTCTCAAATTGCATGTAAAAGCATATAGTATTCCCTCCCCTTCTACCCTCTTATCTGGATGTTCCTCGCTAAAGCATAAAACGATCTCCCGATAATTCAGTTTTTTCAATAAGCTAAATACTGTTTCTGATGTCAATTCAGCTTTCTTTAAACTATCTTCGGGAATAAACCTTTCCGATGAACAGTAGATTATCATGTATGTTTAACTCTCCAATCGTTTTTTAAAACCACCTCTGGATTATCATGTTTAAAAGCACTATATACCAGCCCTGTTACACCAGGCAGCTGAAGCAATCTAACATCTTCATTTATGCTCCGCTCATCCCACTGTCTGGATACATATAATTTTGTGTTTGAGTGTTGGATTTCTCTATGATAATAACTATTCATAAAATATACCGAATTACGGACAGGTTCGATATATCCGTATCCCCGATCATTCGGCCATAAATCAATATCCATAGATGGGCACTTACTCGAATCTTGCTCAACGATCAGATCGTCTACAATTTGTCTTTGAATCCAAGATTGCCAATCGATAACAGTATTGCCCATCGGCGGCCCTAAATAATCGCTGGTAAGCACACCAACACCAAGCTTTGTGCCTGTTTTACTTAATTCATTTTTCAATTCTGCTAAAAATATCGTTATATAATTGCCGCACAACTCCCGCCATAAATCCAAATTGAAATCTTGCGTTAAAATATCTCTATTAAATCTTTTATAATACTCTCTTCTTATCGGTTCATTAAATCCATATTGATCTGCGAATTCTGCTGGCTTTGACTGTGAGCGCATACAGACAAACATTCCGTCATAACCAGCATCTTTTAATGAATCTAAATATCTCTTAATAAAGTGCTGCCTTA